TCTGCATCTGCTGTCCGAGGTATGTCATTTAACATCCTCTTTCTCGACGAATTCGCATTCGTTCCGAACCACATTGCTGACTCGTTCTTTGCCTCTGTTTATCCTACTATTACTTCTGGTAAAAGCACGAAGGTAATCATCGTTTCAACGCCTCATGGTATGAATCATTTCTACCGTATGTGGCATGATTCGGAAAGGCAAAAAAATGAATATGTTCCTACAGATGTTCACTGGTCCGAAGTTCCAGGTAGGGATGCTAAGTGGAAAGAACAGACTATTGCTAACACTTCAGAATCTCAGTTTAAGGTTGAATTTGAATGTGAGTTTTTAGGTTCTGTTGATACCTTAATTGCCCCTAGTAAATTAAGGAGTATGGTATATGAGTCTCCAATTAAACAAAATGCTGGATTAGACATATATGAACCACCAAAAGAAAATCATGATTATGTAATGACTGTTGACGTTGCTAGAGGAGTTGGAGAAGATTACTCTGCATTTGTCTGTGTAGATATTACAGAATTTCCTCATAGGGTTGTTGCCAAGTATAGGAATAACGATATAAAACCAATGCTGTTCCCTAATATAATCTATGAAGTAGCAAAAAACTTTAATAGTGCATTTATACTCTGTGAGGTCAACGACATTGGCGACCAGGTGGCATCTATCCTACAATATGACCTTGAGTATCAAAACTTACTTATGTGCTCTATGAGGGGCAGGGCGGGACAGATTGTAGGTCAGGGATTCTCTGGTAAGAAAACCCAATTGGGTGTGAAGATGTCTAAGACCGTCAAGAAAGTTGGGTCATTAAATCTTAAGACGATGATTGAAGAGGATAAATTACTCTTTACTGATTATGAGATTATTTCAGAACTAACAACTTTTATTTCAAAACACAATTCATTTGAAGCAGAAGAAGGTTGTAACGATGACCTTGCGATGTGTTTGGTTATCTATGCCTGGTTAGTTCAGATGGACTATTTTAAAGAACTAACTGACCAGGATGTAAGAAAGAGATTATATGAAGAGCAAAAAAATCAAATAGAACAGGATATGGCACCATTTGGATTTATGGATGACGGTATGGGAGATGATAGTTTTACTGACGATGATGGGGATAGATGGTTTAAGGCAGATGAATATGGAGACACTGCTGGTGGTATGGATTATATGTGGAGATACTAATGGACAAAAATAAAGTATGGAAAATGTGGGAGACAAAGTGTGTTGGATGTGGTAAAATGACCCCAGCAAATAAATGTCCAACGCTTGGTAGTTACGACTATGAAAAACGTTTATGGATTGGTTCTATGTGCAAACCTTGTTGGTTAAAAGAAAATGCAATACAAAGTTGATATTGAAGCAGGTTATTCTCTTGTTGATAAAATAAAAAAGAAAGCACCCACTATCGGTGGATTTAGTGGAATGATGCAGGTTCCTTCTGGTTATGAGAAACCCATTCTTGTATCTGGTGCTGATGGTGTTGGCACTAAAATTAATATCTGTAGAATTGCTTCTGATTACACTACTATCGGACAAGATCTTGTAGCAATGTGTGTTAATGATGTAATTTGTTGTGGCGCAAAACCATTATACTTTCTTGATTATATCTCAACTAAAAAAATTGATAACAATGTAGAACAAATTATTGATGGTATTATTAAGGGTTGTGAGATAGCAGAGATAGATTTGTTGGGTGGAGAAACTGCCGAACATTACAGAGCAACTGATTATGACCTTGCTGGATTTTGTACAGGCATAGTGGAGAAGAGGGATATTGTTGATGGAAGCATTATTAAACCGGGTGATAAAATTATAGGTATTGAAAGTAGTGGACTTCATAGTAATGGATATACATTGATTAATGATATGTTATCGCGACATAATATTTTTTATAAAGATATGCCAGAATTGTTGACACCTACAACAATCTACTCACCAACGATTCAAAAACTTTTAGACGAAATTCCTATTCTTGGAATGGCACATATCACTGGTGGTGGTATTCCAGAAAATCTTCCTAGATGTCTACCAGAGGGTCTAACTGCCAATGTTGATTATTGGTCATGGGACAGACCAGAATTGTTCACCAAGATTGAGATGGCTGGTGATATTGAAGAAAAGGAGATGAGGAGAGTATTTAATCTCGGCATTGGATTCTGTTTGATAGTACCACCCGAAGTTGCTAATGATGCTCTAAATTGTGGAATGAAGTCATGGATTATAGGAGAGGTAAATGAAACACCACGTTCCTGATATTATAAGAAAAAGTTGTTTTAACTCTTTTTGTTCTTTAAATAGTGCAGAGAGAGCAGTTGTATTAATAGGTGAAGAAGCATATAGAGAATCATTAGACCTTGAGAATGATGATGCTCCCTGTTGGGTTATGGAATCTGGTGAGACACATGGATTTGTAGGTTGGAATCCTCAATGTATTCCAACTATGGACTATATTGCTTGGAAAATTGATAGATTGGATAAAGTAAGAAAGGGAGAAATTCTTGGAATTTGATAAGCAGATAAAACTTGGGCATTTACTTCTTGCTGATAGAAGATGTAGAATTTGTGGTAAAACTAAAAATCTCATAGAAGATTTCTATAGAACAAGAAAGAATAGAGGACCGGTCGCATCATCATATTCTTATGAATGTAAAGAGTGTACTATAAAAAGAATTACTGATACTAGAAAAGATAAGTATAACTCGGTTTCTAAGATAAAAGACATTTATCCAGACTGGTAGTTCACTCCACGTTTCCCCACTGAAGATATAGTTTTTAATAAATATTTTCAGATAAACTGAGATTTACGGAGAAAAAAATGGCGACTCCTCAATTATCTCCAGGCGTACTCGTCAGAGAAGTTGACTTAACCAAGGGTAGAGTTGATAATGTTTTAGATAATATTGGAGCAATTGCGGGTCCTTTCGCGATCGGTCCAGTGAATGAACCCATTCAGGTTGACAATGAGCAAGCACTTATCGATGTATTCGGTAAACCACAAGCAAGCGGTAACCAGTATGAGTACTGGATGTCTGCTTCCTCATACCTCTCTTACGGTGGCGTTCTGAAGGTAGTAAGAGCATCTGGAACCACACTTAACAATGCGAATGCAGGTGTTGGTATTGCTGCTACAACTACACTCTTAATTGAGAACTACGACGACTATTCAGAGAACCACGATACAGCAACAGACTTTACTTGGGCTGCTAGAAACCCTGGTACTTGGGCAGATGACCTGAAAGTTTGTGTTATCGACGACTTTGCAGACCAGACAATCGGAATTACTACAACTGATCTTGGCGCAATGGGCGTTACGGTTGGTGCAGGTGTTACCGCCGCTATTGCTGGTGCAACAGTTCCCGGTTCAGGTTCTACTAGTTCTTTCACCGGTTATCTCAAGGGAATTATTACAGGTTTTACGACCTCAACTGCAGGTGCTAGCACAGTTGATGTTAAAATTGTTTCTCGCGTAGAAACAGTTGGTGGTGGTGCAACAGAAACCAAAATTGCATATCAAGAAGGAACACAATACGCTTCATTTGACACATCAGATACTCTAGTATTTGTTGCAAGTAATGGTACTAACACTGGTTCTTCTGCAACTACTCCTGTTGCAGTCGCTACAGTTGTTGACTGGTATGACCAGCAAACTCTTGGACTTACTAACTCCACAGTTTTCTGGAAGACTATTGCTCCAAGACCAACTGCAAACAACTTTGTAACCACAAGAAATGGTTATAATGATGGTATTCACGTAGTTGTTGTTGATGATAAGGGTTCTGTAACAGGAATTCAGGGTAATATCCTTGAAAAGCATATCAGTCTTTCTAAGGCAACAGATACGATTTCTGCAGTTAACTCTCCGCTGAAAGTTTACTACAAGGATTATATTGCTGACTTCTCTGCTAACGTATTTGCAGGTAAGAGTCCATCAGCAGCAGCAGATGCTGTTCACGGTACAACTCCAGTTGCAACTGGTTTCAGTGCATATACTGGTGTTCCATCTGCTTCCTTTACCGCAGTCTCGACAGGAGACGGTACTTGGGGACAAGCAGCACAGGGAGTAACTTTCTCTGCAATCGGTAACGTATCTTATACACTTTCTGGTGGTAAGAATTACGGTAATGCTGGAGCAACCGATGAGTTTAAAGCAACTCTAGGAAATCTTCAAACTGCATACTCATACTTATCTAATAAGGATGAAGTAGAAGTTGATTATCTAATCATGGGTCCTGGATGTACTGAAAAAGCAGAATCTCAGGCAAAAGCAAACTATCTTATCTCTCTCGCAGAGCAAAGAAAGGATTGTATGGCATTGATCGGTCCTCATAGAGCAGACCTAGTTGGTCAGTCTAATACAGCGACTCAGACTAATAATTTAATTGAATACTTTAGTCCTCTGACTTCTTCGTCATATGCTGTATTTGACAGTGGTTATAAGTATATGTATGACCGCTTTAACAATAAGTTCCGTTATCTTCCTTGCAACGCTGACGTTGCTGGTATGATGACTCGTACAAACATTGTTGCTTTCCCATGGTTCTCACCTGCAGGACAAGCAAGAGGTACATTGAATAATGCAATCAAACTTGCATACAATCCATCCAAGGCACAGAGAGATAAACTGTATCCTAACAG